TTTTTTTTTGTGCTTTGTTTGGCGGTGTGGTGTAAATCGCCGTATCTTTGTAAGACACTAAACAACTATAAAAACTACGACTATGAAAACTAAAGAAATCACTATGGACGCACGAGTAATCTTGAACGAAGCAATNACTAAAAAAAGTGTTGTTGAAAAAAGTATTGTATTAGACAGAATGGTCGCACACCCAATCCACCCCTACTTGATTGAAGTGATTGCTGGTGTTATGGACGATAGTATGAAGAACAACAAATCAAACGAGGTGATGATTGCCAACATCAACACTTTTCTACAATTATGTATTGATAGGTTCAACGGAAAAAAAATCCACTAATCACTTGTATAATCCAAATATTATCCCGAACTTTGTAAGACACTAAACAACTATAAAAAATAAACGACTATGACCCACAACCAAAAACAACAACAGGAAAACTACTTCAAGATGGTATTGAACTTTTCTTACCCGAACGCAACTTATCTTTGGCCTGACGAAAACGCATCTTACACTATCGTAGATGGTAAGTTCAGTCCAAACAATTCAAGAAGTCGTAAAGTGATGATGGCGACTACTGGTAAAACATTCCACGAAACTTTTATGGTAAAATAATTATGAGAAGCAAACGAGAAAACCAAGCAATCACCTACGAAGAAGGAAAGATTACACAGATATACGCAACCTACTATGTAGAACACAAAGGGATTGAAACCATTTGGTATATCAATACTGACTGGTATTGTCCCCAACCTGAAGAAAACCCTTATTGGAAAGTTGATGATGAAAATGTTGAAGACAAAATTGTAGAACACATCAAGTCAAAGTTCCGTAAGTTTGTTAAAACTTTTAATATTTCTTTGTAATATAAAAACATTTAGTATATTTATAGATATGGGAACAAAGGCAATTTTTAAGATTTACGACAACGGAAAGTTCGTAATGGGTTCGTGGGTTAAATACGATGGTGGTATAACCAGCACATCAGTATTTCCCTATGTGATGAAAGCACTTACACTATCAACTAAAGAATACTGGTTTAACAAGTTAAATAATTTCATACTTGAAAAAAACTATACCACTATGTTTGGTGATAAGAAAAAACCATTCAGTCGTCAAATCAACGATGATGGTATGACTGAAGCAGAAATACTATTTTGGGATATTTCTTTAAGTGATAAGAAACTTATGGACGAAGGAATATGGGCGGAATACATATATGAAATCCGTTTCACAAAATCGGGGGTTAAAATCAAGATTGTCTATAATAGTAATGAAAAAATCTACACCATCAAAAATGTATGGGACAATAACGAAACCAGTAAGATTTTGGTAGATGTCGTTAAATGGGTTGATGATATTGATTATGGATTAAACGATTGTAATTGTGGTGAAGACAATAACGAAATAACAGAAGAAAATATATGAAAGGTTCAAGCAAACTAACGGAACAACAGGTTCAAGAAATAAAACGATTATTCGCAACAACGATGTTGTGTGATGGGGACATCGCAGAAATGTATGGTGTATCAAGACCCCACATAAACGCAATCCGTAATGGAAAGCATTATACAAATATTCCAAATGAAATAGTGGGTTTTACGACCACGCACACTATGATTGGGGGATATGACTATTCATCAGGAATTAGTGTCGTAGAAACGAACTATGGTATGAAATACTTGATTATCAACTACATCAACGATGAGGTCTTCCACGACTGCGGAACTTTGTATAACGAACAACCTGACTATAACACATTCAGGGATAGACACGACCAGTTTGTAAGACGATTTGTAAGATAATGAAAATACCAAGACAACGAAAATCAAACCATAGAAGAAGGCAGGATAGAATTGCCATCATCTTACAAGCGATAGTATGGACTATAGAATTAAACAGACAGGTAAAAAATATTAAATATTATCAGGGATAGTTTGGCAGTATCAAAACTTATCCGTAATTTTGTATCACTATGAAAGACAAACTAAAAAACAAAGAGACCTTTATGGGAGTGGAAGAAATCCATACCCTTATGTTAGTAGATGATGAAGACAAAAACCTTTATCTTGGTATGGAAGTATTCAATATGAAAAAAGACAAACACGAACAAGTTGTTTTAATTATTCGTCCTGAAGACCACGAATATTTGTTGAACTATCTTTTGGAAAAAAAGATTGAAAAAGATTTGGTAGGTTAAAAAAAAAGTATTATATTTGTAAGACACAACTGATAAAAAAAAATATGGAAAAGAAAAACACAATCCCGACATCACTATTGAAAGAAATTAGTGATAAGAACCACAAGACACAGAAGACAGGATATTCTATTGATATGGATATGCTGATGGCAGCACACCCTGAAATGACCGAAATTGAGTTTTACGAACCCGCAGTATATCGTGGGAATAGTGGAAAACTTTGTTTCCAAGTTTGTTTCGTAAATCCTGGTAGAGGATTATGGTTGTCGCAATCTATGACTAAATCACAAGTTCAACAAATCAACAAACTAACAGGGGCTAATTTGTTTGATATTGAAAATGTTTATGAATTACAAAACTAAAAATATAGGATATGATACAAATAACAAAAACAATCAAGGTGAAAGCCGACTACGACATCGTCAGGGATTTTGATAGTGTTGAAGATTTATTAAACGAACTAAAACAATATGGTTATGAAGGTGATTATGATGAAGACAGCCAAGAGTTTAATGACGCATTAAATGAATACTTTGATGAACCATTACACACCAAAGCAACGGCTAATTCTAACAACCAACATTACATAGATAATATTGAAATTGATACTAAAAACTTTTCAACCTATTATACCTTCTAACTATGGCACAAAGTAAAGAAAGACAAATCGCATCACAAAGTTCTATGAAGTTGGTTCTTGATTGGGCTACGGCTTGTGATAAGTGTTTAACTATGAAGGAACTTGTGGGAATGTCCGTAGTCCTTGTAGATTATGTAGAAAACGGATACAGCGCTGAATTGGGTAAAAGATTGGATACAATCCAAGACCACATAGACAATAAGAAAAAGTAAGTGATGCTCCTATAACACCAAAGACCCTGACGAAAGTTGGGGTTTTTTTGTTATGTAGTTTTTTAACATATAAAGTATATTTATAGAAGTCAGGGGAAGGACAACAATTTCAGTATGGAAGTCAAAGTATCAACATTATATTTGGATATAGACAAAGCAGTCAAGGAAGGTAAAAGAAAAATATTCCTTCGTGGTTCTTCTAGAAGCGGTAAGACCTACCAAACCATAGCCTATCTAATTCTATATGTTTTACAGAACCCCAACACGACAATTACAATCGTAAGGGATACACTTGTTTCAATCCGTAATTCCGTTCTATTGGACTTTCAGGAAGTAATGAACCAAATGGGTATGTATAACCCCGAACAATTCAACAAGACAGAAGTAATCTACAGATTTGATAATGGTGGGTTAGTTAGGTTCTTGGGAGCAGATGATGGTTCAGGTAAGTTGCGTGGTATGAAACAAGACATAGTATTCATCAACGAAATTACATCAGTCAGTCAAGATGCCTTTATTCAATTAGATATTAGAACCAGTAGGTTCATCATCGCAGATTACAACCCATCGGCTAGTGAAGATTGGTATGTATATGACTTGGAAGAAAACCCCGACAATCAACTTATTATTAGCACCTACAAACAAAATCCTTTTTTAGATGATAGGATTGTAAAATCTATTGAAGGACTAAAAGATATTGACCCTGAAATGTATGAAGTGTATGCGTTGGGTAAGAAGATTAAACCCCGTGAAACAATCTTTATCAACTGGGAAATTGTAAATGAAGCACCAAGATATTCCAAGATGTTAGGGGTCGGGATAGATTGGGGATATTCCAACGATGAATGTGCGTGTGTGTGGGGACTTATCAACGAACCTGATAATGTAATCTACCTGAAGGAAGTATTCTATGAAAGGGGATTGTCTAGTGATGATATATTATTCAAGATGAAAGAAGGGGGATTACAGAAGACCTTTGAGATTATTTGTGATAGTAGTGAGCCCCGTATGATTGACGAATTAAAGAAGGGTGGATATTCCCGTAGCCGTGGGGTAAAGAAGGAAGCAGGGTCAGTCCTGTATGGTATAACCGAAATGAAGAAATACAAACTACAGATTGACGCATCATCAACGAACCTTATAGAAGAATTAAAGAACTACAAATGGTTCAAGGACAGGTCGGGAAACATCACAAGTAAGACAACAGGAAGAGACCACTTATTAGATGCGAGCCGTTATTTGATTACGGAAATGACCTACAAACCAAAAGTGAAATATAGTTTTATGTAATATGAAAATTAAACGATTAGGAAAGAAATACGATTACGATTACAAGATGGTTGTAATGAAAGGTGAATACCATAAGTTGCTAAAAGATTTAGCCGAAAAAGAAAATAAACCATTAGGTAAGATGATAAGTATATTAGTGAAACATTATGAAAGTAGTATTAGGTAAAAAAGAATATGGGATATTACCCATCACGATAGAGCAGTATGAATTACTGAAGAATAACCCCGACATCAAAGCAACAGAATTGATTACGATGATGACTGGTGCCCCGATTGAAGAAGTTAAACAAGCACCCTTCGCACAAGTATCATTTGTCGCAAAGATGTTGATGACTGAATGGGGTAATACAGATACAACCCCGTTAGAATTGGTGGTTGATTTCAAGGGGGTTAAATATGGGTTGATTAAACCATCACAAATATCTTATGAAGAATGGATAAACTTGGAAGTGTTTATGGCTGAAAGTCCATTAGATTTAACCAAGTTGGCAGTCCATCTATACAAACCATTATCATCAAAAAAAGAAGGTAATGAAAGGGAACTAATCCCCTATTCATTAGACGAATGTATGGGTCGTGTAAATGACTTTAGACAATTCCCAATTACAAACTTGTTTTCAGCCCTTTTTTTTTT